ATGGTGATGAGAAATCAGGAGATGGTTGGAAATTTAGAGGTAGAGGAGCTCTTCAATTAACTGGTAAAGATAACTACGCAGCATTTTCTAAGTATTTAAACAAACCAGAAATTATGACTAATCCTGACTTAGTAGCTACAGAATATTCATTTGAATCAGCAATGTTCTTCTTTGACAAAAATAAATTATGGGAGATATGTGACAAAGGAATCAACGATGCAGCCATATTAGCTCTTACAAAAAGAATTAACGGTGGTACTCACGGGTTAGAAGATAGAAATCAAAAAACTAAAAAGTACTACGAATACGTTAAATAGTAAAATATAAAATGAAGACTTCACTTTTAATTACATTATCATTGACAACAGCATGCGCAGTTATAGGTTCATACTTTATGAATCTAACAGCAGATAACATCGAACAATACCTTTCAGTAGCATTTGTAATATTTGCTGACGGGTTCTTTGGGGTATGGGCTGGAATTAAAAGAGAAGGATTTCAAACTTTTAAAGCATTAAGCGTACTAAAAACTTTTATATTCTGGACAGTAATGCTTTCAGCTATATTAACAATAGAAAAAGGATTTACTGGAACAAGTTGGTTAAGTGAAACTATCATGGCTCCTTTCTTAGTATTTCAATTAATCTCTATTCTAAAAAATGCCTCAATGGTAGGTGTAGTAAAAAATGAATTATTAACTCAAATCCTAGATAAATTAGATAAACACAAAGGAGAAAGAGAATAAATTAATAAAAATAAGATGATATTAGGTTGGATAATTCCCAACCTTTTATTATCTTTACAAAAATTTAAAGTTATGAAACCCATATTTGTAATTCAAATGCCGCTAGGCACTCCTGCTGAGATTTTAGAAAAAACATACGATCAAGTACATAGTAATGGTATAGGTGAAGATTATCACGTACTTCTTACTATAGGTAATGATTCAACAGCAACTTTTAAATGCTTTAATTCTTCATATACTGAAGAAGAGTATGCTAAATTAGAACAATTAATAAACGAAATAAATAAAGATTATGCCTCTAAAGAGAATTGAAGATTATAACAAAACACTTCCAATTGTAGAGCTTTACACAGCTGTACAATCAGAAGGAAGTAGAGCAGGTTATCCAACCGTAGTAATCAGAACAACAGGCTGTACTCACAGATGTTGGTTTGGTGATGGTGGATGGTGTGATTCTTGGTATACAAGTATTCATCCTGAAAAAGGACATATTAGTTTCCAAGACATTATTAATATGTACGACGCAAATCCTCATATCACAGAGATGATGCTTACAGGAGGATCACCTACAATGCATCCTGCCTTAGTAAATGAATTAACACATTTCGCACATGAAAGAAATATTTTCATTACGATTGAGACCGAAGGAAGTCATTTTCTTGAAACAGATTACCCAATTAATCTATTATCAATCTCCCCTAAGTTCAGCAATTCAGTCCCTAAAATTGGCGTTCTTACACCTCAAGGAGACATTGTGGACGAAAGAATGATCAAACAACATAATAAGTTAAGACTTAATTATGATGCAATGTCTAAAATGATTGCATATCATTCTGATTACCATTTAAAACCAGTGTGGGATGGTGAAGATCAAGACGCATTAGAAGAAATAATGGGTTGCATTAAAATATTAGATATACCGCAAAATAAAGTATGGTTCATGCCAGCTGGTGATTCAAGAGAGGCTTTATTTAAATCATACCCTAAAATGTTTGATTGGGTTAGAGATAATGGTTATAGATTGACTTGGAGACCTCACATTATTGCATTTGAAGATCAAAGAGAAGTGTAATGGATATTAGAGAAGCTCACTTAAACGAAATCAATGTACTAAACACCTTATGGTGGATGTGGTGCACTTCCCAAATTACTCTAAATGATGCAAAATTCCATGCTGGGTGTTTGGATCTTGAATTAGACTTTATTACATTTAACGGATATAAATTTACAAATAAAGATAAAACAATTACTTATTCTTATGGAAAACAAACGACGAAAGAGTCACACTGATCTAGAAGTAGTACAAGTAGGATTTGCTAATGGTGTTGCACCTGGTTTCCCTTTTACTGATCAAGAAAAGGAAAAAATGATCGATGATGCTGAACAAGCATATGGTTTATTTCTAGATGCCCTAAAATGTGATTGGAGAAATGATCCAAATTCAATGGAAACTCCACGACGTGTAGCTAAAGCTTACGTTCACGATTTATGGAAAGGCAGATACACAGCAATGTCTGAGATTACTTCATTTCCAAGTGATGGTTACGATGGTATCGTAATTGAAAGAAATATACCATTAACATCAATGTGTTCACACCACCATCAAACAATTGGAGGAGTAGTTCATATTGGTTATATTGCTGGAGAAAAGGGGCAAGTAATTGGTTTATCTAAATTGAATAGAATTGTTGAATTATTTGGTCGTAGAGGAGCTATTCAAGAACAATTAACATCAGCTATTCATAATGCTGTAGATAAAATTACAGAAGGTAATTTGGGTGTTATTGTTACTATAGTTGGAACTCATAATTGTGTGTCTTGTAGAGGTGTTAAACACCAAGGTGCTGCAATGGTTACTACTAAAGCAAGTGGTGCTTTTAGAGATGATACTAATAATGCTCGTAAAGAGTTCTTTGATTCATTAAAAATTAATAACGGAGGACACAATATATAATGGCTTTAAAAATTGAAAATAAAATCTACTTAAGTTGGGATGATGTGTCCCAACTAGTAGACACATTGTGTGAAAAAATAATTACTGAACTTCCTAACATAGATTCAGTATTTGGTGTTTCTAGAGGTGGTTTAATACCTGCCGTAATGGTATCACATAAATTAAACTTACCTTGGTCAGATGTAATGTTACCTAATACATTAGTTATAGATGATATTGCTGATACTGGAGTAACATTAAAAAATTGCATTGGAGGTTACACAGCAACGCTCCATTATAAACCTCACACTTCATGTCATAAACCCAATATTTATGCACAAATACATGAAGGTAATGAATGGGTTATATACCCATGGGAGCGTAAAGACTCAGAACAAATACAAGATTATTTAAAAAAATAAAGTTATGACTAAATTAGAACAAAACCAACAAGAGTTAATTGATCTACTTACAAACCAAGTCGTAGATTTATCTATGATGTCTAAGATTGAATTAGGAGATGATGTAATTTTTCAAATTAAAGTACTTCAAAACAAAATTAAGAGTTTAAAAACACCAGTACCTTTTATAGACGAGGTAGAAGAGTTTAATGCCATAATGGGCAAACCAAATGCTTATGAACCAAACATCCCCGAAAGAAAAGAATGGGAATTTGTATACAATTTCATCCTTGAGGAATTGGAAGAATATAGAGAAGCTTGCGAAAGAGGAGACATCGTTGAAGTTCTGGATGCTTTGTGCGATATTACTTATGTTGCCACTGGGAACGGTACTATGTTACATGGCCTTAAGGATAAGATATGGCCAGCATATCAAGAAGTTCAAGCTTCAAATTTATCTAAAGCTTGCAAAACAGAGGACGAAGCTAAAGCAACTGTCATTCAAAGATCGAGTGAGCAAGGTGAGGAATGTCATTACGAAAAAGTTGGAGAGTATTACATTGTTTATAGAACAAGAGATAGAAAAGTAATGAAAAACCTAAATTACTTCAGACCGGATTTAAGACAATTCTTTACTGAAGAAGATATTTACCAAAACAAACTTTAACCAAATTATTAACATTTAAAACAAATTATTATGAGCGGATTTGATATTATCATCCTAATTATTGCTATTGTAATTATAGCAGCGGTTGTAGGAGCCTTTGTTACAAACGAACAAAAATCCTTAAAAGACATGACTGAAAAGTATTATGTGAATGAAGAACTAGGAGAAAAACCAAAAGAAAAATTTCAGCCTAGAAAAGTTACGGTTCAAACCCCGACACGTCAAATAAATGAAGTTGTTAAAGAAGCAATAGGTGTTACTGAACCTGAAGTTAAAGAAGCAAAACCAAAGAAAAAAAGAAAATATTATCCAAAGAAAAAATAATATACCGTTAGTTATGTCTAAAAAAAAGGTTTTTGACGAAACTATATTTGTACAAATTGCATCATATAGAGATCCTGAATTATTACCTACTTTAGAAAGTTGTATATCTAATGCAAAATACCCTGAAAATTTACGTTTCTGTATTGCATGGCAACATTCTGAAGAAGATAAATGGGATACTTTAGACCAATATAAAAACGATCCTCGCTTTAATATATTGGATATAAACTACAAAGATGCAAAAGGCGTATGTTGGGCTAGAAATAAACTTCAACGACAGTATAACGGAGAAAAATACACATTACAGTTAGATTCTCATCACCGATTCGATAAAAATTGGGATGAGACTCTAATTGATATGTTGAAAGGTCTTCAAGCTAAAGGTCATAAAAAAC